GTAATCGCATTTGCCACCGCGCCCACCACGTTGCTCAAATCCTGCCACAGCAGTTTCGCTCCGCCCACCACGCCGTCCCAGCGCGTGTAGAGCAGATAGGCGGCGGTTGCCATCAATGTAAGCGCAATACCAATTGGGGTCATCAATAAAAAACGCCCTAGTGCCATAAAAGCATTGGCGATTGCGGGCAAAAAACCAATTACAACGCGCCCAACCTGCATAAACACGCCCCATGCCCGTGTGATTAAATTCAGTGAACCCAAAATCAGCTTACCGCCCAAGCTGGCAAAACCCCGTATTAAAATCGGCACATAGCCCGTCAGCGCCGTAAAGCCGCGCAACACCCAGCTCAAACCTGAGCCCAGCAGACGCAGGCTGCCTGAAAAGAACCGTGTAATCCCAGCCGCGCTGCGGGCTGAAAATCCCACCAAACGCAAAGCTGTAACCCAGCCACGTGAACCGCCCAGCATAATCAACTGCGCCATGCGCCACACCGCAGCCACTTTGTTCACACCCACCACCATAGCGCGAAGCGGCATCAAAGCCATGCTGATGCCGTAAGACAATGCCAACACCCCCATTTTGGCGGCAAAAAACCCACCCAATACGCCCAATACGCTTTTAATCAAGCCTTTATTTTGAGCCAGCCAAGGCTGCAAGGTATTTTCCAAAAAACGGTTGGCAACTGCCGCAAAGGCTTTAATATCATCGGCAAATATGCTGCCAAACGTGGCGGCAGTTGCTTCTGCCACGCCACCCAAACTTTCCAATGCCGCGCTCAATGTAGCGGTTTTCAGCTTGATACGCGCCTGCATATCTGCCTGCTGCTGCATCAATTCCATGTTTGCCTGTATGCCCGCTTGCCCTTTAAGCGCAATCGCCATCGCAACACGGCTCGCTTGCGTACCAAAAAACTCATCTGCCACAATGCTGGCTTTTTCCTCGCCCAGCTTTTCTTTGATGATATTGAGCTTTTCTATTTCGCCTATCATCGCGTCCAAGCCTTTGAATTTGCCATTTTTATCAAAAAACTCAAACGATACGCCCGCTTCTTTCATATACATTTTGGCTTCTTTTTTCATGCCCTTTTTGGCTTGCTCTATGGCTTTCGGTCCTTGCGCCAGTTGGGTGAGCATCATGGAAAAATTCGTACCAAACTGGCTGCCTTCCAAACCAATCTGCGCCCCTGCACCTTCAATCGCCAACAGTTTTTTATAGTTTTCCAAGCCTGTTAAATTCAAAATTCGCGCATTTGCCGAGCTGTATTTCATGCTTTCAAACATATCTTCCTTTTTTAAACCAAAAGCAAAATATGCGCGTTGGGTCAAATCTGCCGCCTGACTGAACTCGCTTTCTTTCAAGCCGCGTGCTTCAATCATCTTGGCAAAAAATTCACCGCCGCCTTGCTGATCCATATTCATCAACACATTTAGCTCTGCCGATGTTCGCAAACCGCCGTTTGCCAGCATTTGGTCGGAGATGCCTTGCGATTTCAATGCCTTTGCCAAGTTGTAAAACTCTGTTGTCGTACCGGGCAACTGCGCCCCCAGTTCAGCAGCACCTTTACGAACTTCCTCAAATAAGCCAAAGCCTCCATCTTTGTTCATCATGGTAATTTTTAGCTCTGTTTCCGCATCTTCCTGTCTCGTAAATGTGCGAACTGCCGCTGCAACAGGTGCACCCAGCACCATAGCATGACCTGCGGTTTCGCCCATTTGACTGCGTAACTCGCGGCGGTGCAACCGCGCTGCATCTTGCCGCGCAATCGCATTATTTAACCGCTCCTGCGCCCGAGTAGCGTTATTGATTGCCGTGCCCATGCGAACATACAAGCGGTTAAGTTGCCCCAAGTTCCGCGCAGGGTGAGCAACCGCACGCGCCATTGCTGCGCCCAATCGTTCTTGTCGGCGGCGCACATTGTCAATTTCTCTACCCAAGCCACGCGAAGCATCACGCGCGCGCCCAAATACCGCCGTAAAACCAGAACGCAAAACCGCACCAATCGCGACCGATATAGCTAACTCGTTTGACATAAAAATACTCTTGTTTTATAGTTGTTTAACTTAATTTTTAGGCAGCCTGAAAGGATAAAACCATGCAAGCACAGCCACATTCCCTATTAGAACAAGCCACCCACATCGCCTACGCGCTGTTTGCCATGTCGCTTGCATTGGTTTTTGGCTATGTTGCATGGGGTTTAGCAGATTTCAGTAACGCAGGCAGCGCATGGCTATCCGCGTTTTCCATTATTTTCTTTGGCACGCTGATAGGCTGCGGCGCATCGGTGGTGCTTGCACCCGCCAGTTTTGCTGTGGGCTTGGCAATCGCTTGGCTACGGCGCAAATACGCTTAATCGCCCCTGCGGTAGTTCGCTTTTATTTGCCGATTGGCTTCATCTAGCCAGTCGGCAAATTCGTTGATGGGCAAGTCATAAATTTCCTGCACGCTCCACCCAAACCACCACGCCATATCGGCGCAGGCACGCAACAATTCCTGATTGACTTCTGCGCTGCTTTTATGCCTCGTCGCCTTGCTGTGTGGTGCGAAACCAGTCTTGAATCGCCTTGTAATCGGTCATATCCAATTCATCTAAATCCTCGGGGACTAGCCCTGATAAGCGGCTAAACATAGCGAGTTCTTGCTCAGCATCGCTGTTTAAATGCGCCACCGCCCGCAAATCGCCCACGCGCGGGCGGCGCACGGTTACTTTTTCCAGCATCTGCCCGGTTGCCAAGCGCACGGGGTAAAGCAAGGTAATGGTGGTTTCGCCGTTGAGGGCTTGGGTCAGTTGTTTTGCGGTGTTTGTTGTACTGGTTGCCATGATGTTGTCCTTGTATTAAGGGGTTAAAAACAAGGCAGATTATGCTTTCAGGCTGCCTAAACCGCTTTTAACGCGCATTAAAAAACCAATCTCTCCTTGTGTTGGAAAGATTGGTTTTGCTGTTTCAGGCTGCCTTTTTCAGGCTGCCTTATCACGCGCCAATGTTTTTGCGGAACTGGCTCAATGCGTCCACGCCGCCCACGCGGTAAACATTGGTAAACGCGTTGTAATACAAGGTCTCGCGCCCCGCAATCACCACGCGGATTTCGTGCGCCTGAAAGGTGGTCGGATGCTCCGATTTTTCCTTGGGCTTAAACGTGCCTACCGCGTTTTTGCTAAACATCACGGTGGCGGTTACCACCACGGGCGCTTCGGTTTTTAAGCCTGCCGCATTAAAGGTTTGCAGATTGCCGCGCACCATCAGCTGGGCGGCTTTAAACGGATGGTAGGCTTTTTCGGCAACGGCGGGATAAATGCTGTTCCAAGTAATCTCGCCTTCCAAGGCTTCCACGCCGCTGGGCAGTTTGATGGTGCCCACCATGCCCAAGCCTTTGTGCTCGTCTTGGGAGATTTCAATTTCGGGCATTTTAAACTCGGCGGCTTGCCCCATTAAGTTCGTGCCGTTGAGATAGACATTAGCGTTGTAAATGGCGTTGATTTCGCTCATGTTGATTGTCCTTGTGTTGATTTAAACGATTAGCTGCTGGATACCAAGTTCGCCAAATATTTGCGTGTCATCACGCTGGTATTGGTGGCGCGCTCCATCGGCAGCTTGGGCGTGTATTCATACACAATCGGCACTTGCCCCTTACTGAACGCGTCCACAAGGTCGTAGTCGTAATCCAAGTTCACGGTAAAGCCAACAATGGATTGCAGCGTGCCAAAATAGGTGCGGTAGCCCGCCAACAGCGTATCCAACAAGGCTTCGTCTATCGGCAAATCCATGTATTGCAGGTCAAAGCGGCGCAGGCTCTCGTCAATCACATCGCCTGTGCGCTGCGCGGTTTCAAAGTTTTTGATGTGCGACACGCTGGGGAAGCACGCCAAGCGGTTGCCCCATAAGCGGTAGCCCGTGCCGTAGCTGTTGAACACGGTGGTGATGCCTTTTTCGTTTAGACGGTTGGTTTCCGATTGCGGGTCGTCCACGCGAGCGGTTAAGCCGATTTCCAAGCCTGTTACGCCGCTTAATTCGCGGTTGGAAATGCTGAACCAGTAGCCGTGTTCCACATCGGTTTTCATGCGCAAGCCTGCGGCGTGGGTGGCGAGGCTTTCTACGCCGAGCAGCCCGACCACGTGCGGAAAGAACAACTGGGCGCGGTCGCTGGACGTGTTGAAGTTGATGCTGCCCAAGTTGCCGCGCCCTGTAATCGCTTGGCTCAATGTTGTACCGCGCGGCGCGTCCACATAAGCAATGGCGTTCAGGTTGTCCGCCAGCGTAATCAGCGCGGCGGCGCAGGTGGCGGTGCGGTCAAACTCGGGCGCGATGATGATTTTGGCATCCGCGCCAAAGCGGTTAAAGCCTTCTTTCACCAGCTCCGTGCCCGTGCGCTTGCCTGTTGCCGCCACATAGCCGCCGATGATGTCGGCCTCGGTTACTTTGGCAGGGTCGGTGTAGCTGTAATCGGCGGTGGGCGTGGTGGGCAAGGTTTTGAATTGGATTTCGCCAGTAATCAAATCGTTCACCACATAATCGCGCCCTTCCACCAACGCACCGCCGTTGCCGTTGAGCGTGTAGCTGCCCGCTTGGATTGCGCCGTGCGCGGTGTGCGCCAGCAGGGTGTCGGGGTCTATGGTTAAGGCTTCGCCTGCTACGCTGGATTTATGCCGCGCGGGGTCGCATACATTGACCACATAGGCAACGCCCGATTGGTAGCGCGTCCAAATGTTCGCGGCATCGGGGATAGTGAAGCCTTTGCCTGTGAGCGTGCCGAACTGGGCGAAGTCTTTGGCGGTTTGGCATAGGGTTAATTCATTGACTGCGCCTGCGGGGGCAGTGCCGATGATGGCGGTAATCGCGCCGTCAACGGTATAAACGGGGGACGAGCCGCCGTCAATGCGTATGGTTTCTGAACCGTGATGAAATGCTGCTGCCATGTGGTGTCTCCTATGGCTGTTTGAGTTTTAACTGGGGGTCAAGCGGCGCGCCGCGCTGGCGGTGCAGCGTGCGCACAAGGGTGGTCAGGTTTTCAGGCTGCCGCTGCTCTACCTGCTGGGTTTCGGTCTGTACCGTCAGCGCGTATTGCCATGCGCCTGCGGTCTCGCTTAAAAACTGCTCGCGGATTAAATGGCAGGGCAGACAGTTGGGCGGGGCAAAGCCGACAACGGCAAGGCGCACCGCATCCAAAATCGCCAACGCGCCGCTGTCGCCGTGCAGGCTCGCGCCAATCACGGTTAATTGCAGCGTGATGTCGCGCTGCTGGGCGATATGCCCCAAGCCTTCAATCCGCGCGAACTGGCTGCTTTGATACGCCACCAGCACCGCGCCTGTGGGGTGGATAAACTGGTAATCGGCGGGGCGTTCGGGGAACGCGTCCACCTGCACCCACGGAATCGCCTGCTGCACATGGTCGCGCAGCGCGTCAATAATCGGCTGGGTGGCAGACATCAGTAGCCGCTCCAATCTTGTTTACTGCTGGCGAGAACGTGGTATGCGCCGCGCTCGGGCTGGCGGGGTTTGTCGGCGGTATCGATGCCGATGTGGATTTTGCCGTCGCGGATTTGTTCCAGCGTTTTGAGCGTGGCTTGGTATGCCGTTTCCAAAGTTTTCGGGAAATCGGCGCGGTTAATCCGCCGCGCGTGCAAAAAATGACGTGCGATGTTGATGCACAAGGGCGGCAGAATGGTCGGCACACTCGCCAGCGGCAGCGGATAACGCCCGCTCAAATAGCCGTCTGCCAAATCGCAGGCGTAAGCAATGGCGGTTTGCACCACATCATCGTTCGGCTCGGTGGCGCGCGGGTCGTCATTGGTCAGCTGCGTCAGCTCGGTTTTGCTCATGGCGCGGGCTAAATCATCGGCGTTGATATACATGGCGCGTTACTCGGCTTTGTCGCCCTTGCCGCGTTTGGGTTTCTCGGTCGGCTCGGTGGCGGTTTCAGGCTGCGTGGCAGGCGGCTCGCTGTCTGCGGGTTCGCTTGCCGTTTGTGCGGTTTCAGGCTGCCCTGTTGGCGTGATTTCCGTTTCAGACTGCTCTGTTGTTTCGGGCGTGCCAGCAGGCGTAACGTGCGCTGCGACTTGCGCGTATTGCTCGTCTGTCAATTCCACCACTTCGCCGCGCTCCACGCGGTAATCCGTGCCGTCATCGGCAGTCAAAATCAGCGGGGTGTTGGCAAGATAAAATTTCGTCATGGCTTAACCTTTCAACAATACGGCAATCACATCGCCCGCCGCAGCGGCAGCAGTTACGGCATAGCCTGCGGCTTGGGTCTCGCCCGCCACCGCGCAGCCGTTGGCATCGGACGCAACTTTCGCGCCTGCGGCAACCGCGCCGCCTGCTTCCACCAGCGCAATACCGATGCACTCCACCGCCATTGTGTCGCCCGCTTCGGCATCGCGCGGAGATACGCCCAGCACAGGCGCGGCGGCTTTGGCTTGCTTGCCATCAAAGCCGATAAAGCGGTTGGCAACAATCGGCGCGCCGGCTTGAGCGGTGGTTACCAGTACGATTTTTTTGGTTGGGGTCATGAGTGGGTCTCACTTTCTGCAAATAGGGTTTTCAAATGGTAGCCTTGCAACTGCCACAGCTTTGCAAACGCATCTTTGTAGGCTTCATCGCGCCCGATGGTCTCGTCAAAATCGGCGGGGTTCAGGCAGCCTGAAACGCCGATGACCACAAAGCCATTGTGCAAAATCAACGCACACACGGTGGCGGTTTCGCCAAAGCGCTGATACTCCACGCGGTCAATCAAAGCGGCTAATTGATAGCCTTCCAGCTTTTCCATTGCTTCTCCTTTTCAGGCTGCCTATGCGTTCAGGCAGCCTGAAAACATCAATCAAATGCTTAAACAGCCTTGTCAAACAAGAACCCGCACGCGCCGCCGACAGCGGCTACTTTGCGAATATCGGTATAGCGGGCGTATTCCACTTTGCCGCCGTTTTGCTCAAAGCGGTCAACCACAGGCATACCCTTGCGGCGGAAGGTGTAGCCAAAGGCAGGCTCGCCTTCATCATTGCCTGTGCTGTGCACGGTTGGGCGCACAATCAGCGCGGCAAACTTGCCCCACACATCATGAGTTTGCTTGTTCGGCGCAGGCGCGGAAACGGCGTTGCCGATGATGACCTCGTCCACTTCAAACAAGATTTTCAGCAAATCCAGCGTAATCAATTTGCGCTCGCCGCTGCCCAGCATCGCTTGCAAGGCAGGGTGGTACGACAGCGCGTGCGCCACGCTTGCGCCCAGCACCAGCACATTGGGCTTCACACCGCACGCCGCGCGGACGGTTTCTTTCGCGTCCGCCACATCTTTCACGGGGTTGGCGTTAGCATCGCTCCATTGGGTTGCGGCAGACAAATCCTTGTAATGACCGCTTTCATAAGACTGTCTGGCTTGCAGCAACGCCGCCGCTTCCAATTCCTGCCGCAGCTGCACGCCCATCACCGCGCGGCGCGTGGCTTTGGTTTGCTCATCAAACAGGCTTTCGGCGCGCTCACGGTAGTCCACGCCCACCATCAAATCGTGCTCTTCCAGCACAATCGGCAAATAATGCGGCGTATCCAGCGTAATCACATTGCTGGTCGCGCCCACCGCGCGTTCGGTTTCGTATTCCACAAACGAGCCTTTGCCGAACTTGGGCACTTTCACGCCTTCTTTATCGGTAAACACCACGGGGAACAGCTTTTCGCCGATAAACTCGGCTTGCTTGTAGCCCAGCGCAAGGTTGGTTAAAACGGGGTCAATCTGCCCGCGCAGATTGCGTAAATGGGAAGTGCTCATCAGGTTTCCTTTATGCAGGGGTTATTGGACGGTGCGGCGTGCCGCTTCTTCGTAGGAGATGTTTTCGCGTTTTGCCAACGCAAGGGCGCGTTCATGGTGCGATTGCGCGGCGGGGTCGGCGTATTCGCCAAAGTCGCTGCTGCCTGCGGGCGACGGGTTGGCTTTATCGGCGGTGGCAATTTCGCCAGCTGCCAAAATCGGCTTACCGCCGCGCAAAAAATCTTTCAGCGCGTCCGACAGCTTTTTGCCTTCGCCAAAATCAGCGGGCGCGGCTTCGGGGTAATCGGCAAAATCCAGCACGGCAACGATTAAATCTTTGTCGGCGGGTTTCAGGCTGCCTGCTTTAATCAAGCCTTCGGCAAAATCGGCGTTTTGCTTATGTGCCGCATCGCGCAGAGATTTTTCCTGCTCGGCTTGCAACTTCGCCAATTCTTCGCGGGCTTGCTTGGCTTCGGCTTCGGCTTGCTCACGCGCTTTGCGCTCGGTTTCTAACTGTTGTTCGGGGGTCATGGGGTCGTCCTTATCACGGGGTTCAGAAAAATTATTCGGCACAGCTTCGGGTTCAGGCTCGGGCGGTGGCGCAACAGCTTCAATTTGCCAGTCGGGCAGCACGCGGTCGGCGGTTTCTAAGCCGTCTTTGCCAATCAGCCACTCACGCAGATTGCGCAGCATTCGGCTCAACAACCAATCGCTTTCGCCAAACGACACCACGCCGTCTTCATCATCGGCAAAATCAATCGCCGCCAGCCCTTTCACAGCGGGCGGGTGTGCGCCCAAAAAGCCGACATGGCGCAGATACCAGTTTTCAGGCTGCGGGTTGCTCGGGTGGTTGGGCGGATAGAAGCTGGCGGAGACTTTTTTGTAGCGTCCTTTTTTAACCAGCTCGGCAAAGTCATCATCTACCTGCGCGAAATCGGCAAACAAGGTGCCGTTTTCGGCTTTCAGGCTGCCTACCCAGCCATAGGCGGGGGCGTTGGTGCTGGGATGCCCTACCACAATCGGGGCTTCGTGCTTGCTTGGGGAATAGTGGCTGGCAATCGCGGCAACCTGCTCGGGGGTAATCGTAATCGTGCGCCCGCTGTTGTCCGTGCGAGTGCCAGCGCGGAAGATTTCATGGCGCATGGCTCTGTCTCAAAATGGGTTGGGCGGATTATGCGGATGGGCAGCCTGAAAAACTTTTAATGCCCGTTAAAAAAACAGACTAAAAAAGCAGCCTAAAAATAGGCTGCTGGTTTTTGCCCCTGCTTTGCGTTTTTAGCGCGTTTGCGGCGCGGGATAGGCAAACGCACGTTTGGACGGCGTATCGCGCTACTGGGGTGGTCTATTTTGGTCTATTTGCTATTTTTGGATTAAGCGCGGGATTGCGGGCGAAAAAATCGGCGCGTGGGGCAAACGCGCCGTGGTTTGGGACTGGGGTTAATCATCAAAAATGCTCCTTTGCCGAGCCTGCGCATCGGCAGCGCGGGCGCGTTTGATGATTTGATAAATCTGTTGGGTGGCAAGGTTGTACTTTTTCGCCAGCTGCTGGTGGTTTCTGCCATCAAACTCCGCCCAAATCTGTTTGTCGCGCTCGTCCAGCTCGCCGCCTGTGTTTTTGGGGAAATAGATAATCTGCCCGCGCCAGTTGTCGGTGATATGGCGCGAGAGCTGCTTGCTGATTTGGATGGCGGTCGGGCGGCTGATTTGCGGAACGTGCGCCAGCAGACAGGCGCAGGCTTGGTCTTCCAAATCGGCAATCAGCTCGGGGATACGGCTGTCTGCCATGTTGTGTCCTTTCGTTTTTGCAACATTGTTTCAAAAATGTTTTGATAAACAATATTTTATCAAGTTTCAGACTGCCTGAAAATGCCCCGCGCGGCGGAGGCGGATTGGGCAGGCGCAAAAAAGGCGGGGTTTAAACCCGCCGTAATCTGCCATATCAATTTCTGCTTAACCAATTTTTCAGCCGCTCAATCAAGCGCGATTGGATATTGCCGTTTTCGCGCCATGTTTCGCCGCCGTGCTTGGCGCAAAAGCTGTGCAAAGCATGGTCGGTGTTGTGGCGCACTTTGCCCTCGGCGTATAGCTTTTTCCACAAATCGCGCAGCTTGTCATATTGCGTGGCAAAGCCCTGCCATTCCTCGGCGCGGCTGGGCGATTGGCTCACTTCAAAGCCCCGCGCTTTCATGTGGCGCCGCCCCCAATCCCGCTGCGCCCCGGCTTACCCCTTTCCGCTGGGGGGTTTGCCTTGCGACACAATAGCCAGCATGGTGCGGTACTCGCCCTCGCTCATGCCCACTTGTTGCTTGGCAATGTGGATTAGGCGGATTAGGTTGGCTTTTTTGTTCAATAATCGGCTCATAGCTCACTCCTAAAAAGGCAGCCTGAAAGCGGTGGTGCGTTTCAGGCTGCCTGCGGTTTATTTGACTGCGTCTTTCAACGCCTTGCCCGCGCTGAATTTGGGCGCTCGGCTTGCGGGTATCGCTATCGCTTCGCCTGTTTGCGGGTTGCGCCCCTTGCGTTCGGCGCGGTCGCTGACCTTAAACGTGCCAAAGCCGATGATGGTTACTTCGATGCCTTGCGAGAGCGCATCAATCACGCTGGCGCAAAACGCATCCAGCGCATCGCCCGCTTTGGCTTGCGATAGCCCTGCGCGGTCGGCAATTTGTTTAATCAGTTCGGATTTATTCATGGTGTTACTCCTGTTGGTAAAGTTTTAAAAGGGGCGGATTTGCCGCTCCGCCGTTGCGGGTTTTGTGGGGCGATTGGATTTCAGGCTGCCTTAAAGCCAAGCTCGCCGCCCACCTGAACATATTTGCCCTGCTCGTTGCGCCTGTGGATGCGGATGTATTCGCGCGTGGTTTGGGTGTGCAGGCTGTCGTCTATGGCTTTCATGGCGCGCTGCCATTTCTCGTCGTCAATTTTGTAGCTGCGCAGGGCAAGCACTTTGGCGGTGCTGATATTGCCTTCTTTGTTTACGTCAAACGCCTGCTGCACAATGGTTTTCAACTCTTGGCGGCTGTCTTGCGTCCACTCGGCTAGGCACTCGTCTATCAGGGATTTGGCAGCAACCAGCCGCTCGTCAAAGGTTAAAACATCTGCCATCGCCACGGTTACGCGCAGGCTGCCGTCAAAGCTGTGCAGGGTTACGTTGCCTTTTTTGCTGGGTTTAACGCCGTACTTCTCGGCAGCCAGCTCCACAAAGGCGCGCACATCTTCAATGCCACCGCGCCGCGCCTGCTCCAAATCGTGCATGGCGGTTTCCACGGCAAAAAATATCTCCTGCACCAGCTCGTCGCGCGCTAAATCAATCGGCTTGATATTGGCAATGGGGACTAAATTGCCGCGCGCGTCTTGGCGGTATTGGGTTAAATCTAAGTCTTGCATAGGATTCTCCTAAAATCGTTTACTTTGGGTTAATCGGTTCAACATCTGCGCCACCTGCGCCTTGGCGAGTTCGCGCTCGGCTGCGCTCGGCGGGCTGCGCTTGTTTTCTATCAGGGCGGATACGGGCGGCTCGGTACGCGGCGGAATTTGCTTAATCAGCTGCGCGGGTTGCGCCCATTTTTCCGCTTGGCTGATGAGCCTGCGAAAAGCTGCGGGCAAGCGTGCGCCATCGGTTTCAGGCTGCCATGCCCATGTGATTGGCGTAAGTGCTTCTTCCCATACCATCGCCAGCGCGCCGATGGTGTCGGCAGGCGGCGAGCCTTGCAGCCGCAGCACCAACAGCTTTTGCAAGCCGTCTATCATTTGGTTGTATGCCCAGTCGGGCATTTTGGGCGGGTTCATCGGCGCATTCCTTGTAAAGTCATGGCGGCGTTGAGCGTTTGGCTATTTTCAGGCTGCCTCTGCTCGGGCGCAGCGGGCAGCGTTTGCAAACCTTGCCCTTGCCAACTGCTTATCACTTCATACAAATAGCCGTGCGACTTTAAGGGCAGTTTCAGGCTGCCTGCATTGCGCCGCGCCAGCAGCTCGCGAAAGCCATAAAGCCATGCTTCATGCGGGGCGGGATATTCCAAGCCGTTGCGGCAAATCGCCCCGCGTTCCATATCGGGCAGCAGCTCGCCCAGCAGCTTTGCCATGCGCTCAAAGGTCAGCGCGGTTTTGGCGGGGCGGAATAGCGCAATGTATTGCACCGCCAGCTTGCCCACTTCGCCGCCCACCTGCGCCGCCGCCCACACCACTTGGCGTGCGCCCTCATGGGCAATCAGCGCGTCTAGACTGTTTTCTGCACCGCAGCAGGGGCAACGGGTTTTCATGTGCTCTCCGCTTCTTTCAGGCAGCCTGAAAAGTTGTTTGCCGTTGCCAACCCGTGCAGCGCGGCGTAAATCGCATCGTTTTCGTGGCTGTATTCGGGCATTGCACCGTAGAGCAACACGCCATCATGGTTGGTAATATCGCAGCCGAGTTTGCCATGCTCTTGCGTGATGCGGATTTCCAAGCTGTATTCTTTGATGACATTCATTCGCCGTCCTCCAAGAATGCGGTCGGGTAACGCGCCTGCACGCGGTGCATGGCGGCTGCCACGCTGTAAAACGTCTCTGCGTTTTTGCCGTCCAATTGCAGCACGGCTTGGTTGGCGGCGGGTCGGTAGTCAATCGCGCCAATCGGCAGCGGGTCGTGGGTATGGCTGGGTAAGTACACGGTGTAGCGGATCATGGCTGTTGCTCCTCGGGGTGGGGTTCTAACACTTCGCCGGCGGCGGGGTTTTGCTGCCACAGCGTGGCTAGGGCAAGGGCTTCGCTTTGGGCTTGGCAGGCATAATGCAAACGTTGCAGCGCGTAGCGGGCGGCGTGGTCGGTAGGGTATTGGCTGGCGGGCGGCGCGTGGTGCAGGTTGTCGCAGGTGTACACCACGATTTCAGGCTGCCGTGCAGGCGCGGCGGGCGCAGCCTGTGCGCTGTGCGCCGCCAGCGTTCCCAGATAGAAAAACATCCCCGCGCTGGCAAATATTGCAGACAGCAATTCACTTAATTTGTACAGTCGCATCTCACACCCCCTTCACAATATCCGCGTCCACTTTATCAAAGCCCAACTGCGCGGCTTCATTCATGGCGGCGGAGACCAAATTGTTTACCGCCAGCGGATATAGCAGGCTATGCTGTTCCAGCCCTTTGCTGGCGCGTGATGTAACCGTCAGCCGCGCGGCAATGGCATCAATCGCATCATCGTTTAGGATTTGGCTGGCATCCGCGCCCGCGCGGTCAAATTTATGCTTTAAATAGCCCGCCAGCTTGCCGTCGGTCAGCGGTTGCAGCGTTACCACTTCGCAGCGTTGCACCACCTCGCGCACATTTGGGTTGTTTTCCGACAGCTTCTGCGCCAGCTCGGTCTGCCCAATCAGCACAATGCCAATCAGCCGTTCAAAGCCGTTTTTCAGTTCAAAAAAGCGTTTCAAGTGTTTCAGCGTGGGCAGCGGCAAGCCGTGCGCCTCTTCAATAATCAGCACGTGCTTGTTGCCCGCCTTGGCGCTTTCAATCAGCGCGTTGTGGATTTGGCGGAACCGCGCTTCAGGACTGCGCTTGGGCGACGTGTTGGGCGATACCGCTTCCAGCACCGCTTCGGCGATATGCACCGCTTTGAGCGTTTTGCCTTTCTGGTCGTTATCCTCCATCGCCAATACATACGGTTCAATCAAAATCACAGGCTTGTTTTCGCGGTTGATGCGGTCTTGCAAGTCTTCGCGCAGGGTGGATTTGCCCGCGCCGCTTTCGCCGACCACCGCCATAAATCCGCCCTGCGTGGCGACTTGAAACATCGCCTCGCGCACATAACGGGCATCGGGGGTTAAATACACATCTTGCGCGGTGCGGATTTCGTCATGGAATGGGTCGCGCGTTAAGCCAAAGTGTTGCCGTGTGGCGAGTGATAAAGCCGATTTTCTTAAAAGCATTTCGTTGTCCTTTTCGGGTTTAGGTTCGTTCTGTGTGGCTGGCGGTTTCAGGCAGTCTGAAACGTCCACGCCCTTGTGTTGGAAATAATCTTGTATCTGCTGGCAAATGGCTGCGCTGCGCCGCTGCGGCGGCTTGCTGTGGTTGAGGAAATTAAGCAGCATGGTTTTGCTGATGCCGATTTCCGCCGCCGCTTGGCGCGAGCTTTTACCAATTTGAGTTAAAACATCGCTGGCTCTCATCCGTGTGTCCCCGTCAGTAATCGCAGCTTCGGCGCGTAGGTGATGCGTGCCAGCACCTCTTCCAGCTCGTTCTCTGCCGCGCCGTTGGGGTACAGCTCTTGCAGCCGCTGCGCTGCTTGCGCCCAATCTCCACCTTGCGCTTCAATGCGCGGTTTCAGCATCTTGGCGAGTTCCACCTTGTTCAACATCGCCGCCTGCACGTCCATGCGGTTGTAATCCATTTGCCGACCACGCTTGGGCACGTAGCCGATTTTTTGATTGCGTTCCAACGCCTGCTCTTGATGGGCAAATGGGTCAATCCGCCCGCCAAAAGGCAGGGTTTTGGCTTTGCGTTTTTGCGCCGCCTCGTCCAGCGTGTCCGCCTGCATGGCGATTTTTTCCAGCGCTTTGGTATGGGTTTGCGCAGCGGTGTCGGCGTGGGCGTGGTAGCTCTCGCCGATGATGGCAGCGGTCTCGCGGAAGCCAAACGCATTGCGCACTACCTCGGGCACTTCCAGCCAGTATTCCTTGCCCGTCTCGTCATAGCAGCGCACCTGCGCCGAGTATTGCTTCCACGGGTTTTTCGCCACCGTCAGCTTTTCCCCCACCAGCACAAACGGCACATGGCTCACATCAAACAGCCGCCCTTCAAACTCAATTTCCAATTCCGCTTTCACTTTGCGCTCCTGCGGCATACTCAACACCAGCTCGCGGCAGTAATCCGCAGGCGGTGGGATTAACAGCTCATCGGCGGCAATTTTCTGCCAAGCCTGATAACGGCTCATGCCGTGGCGGCTGTGTTTGCGCTCGCTGTTAAAGTAGCGCATCCAGCGGTTGGCATAGGCTTGCAGCTCGTCAATAGACTGCACCCGCACCATTTTCAGGCTGCTTTCAAACAGCGTTTCTACTAGATTGTTGCCGTTTTCCACCTGCCCCTTGGCACGCGGATTGCCCACTTTATTGATGATGACTTCCACACCCAGCTGCTTATTCAAATGCTTAAACCCATGCCCTGTGTTCGCCGAACCGGGGTCAAGCATCACGCTTTTGGGCACACCGCAAAACGGGTCTTTCAACCTATCCGCCTTGGGCTGCATTGCCTGAATAAAGGTCTCGCACAGGTTCTCGCTGTTCTCGCCGCCAAACACATACCAAACAAACAGGCAGCCTGAACAATGGTCGGTAACCACATACCGCCACACGCGGTCTTGCTCAATGCTCACCACGTTTTTCGGCTTGTTTTTGTAAAACTCGTCCGAGCGCATAATCCGCAGCCCCGTGTCCTTGCCCGTGCGCGGCAGGTAAAACAACACACACACGCTCGCATCAATCTGCCACACATGGTTCGGGTGCAGGCTTTGCAATCGGGTTACAGGCGCAGGCTGCAACAGCTGGTCGGGGTGCAGTTTGTAATTCCGCAAACCGCGCGTAATCGCGCTCACCGACAGCGTGTTCACTTCGCCTGTTTCCTTGTTTACCCGCACAGGGTCAATTTCGTTATTCGCAATCAACATTTCTACTGCCCTTTCCACAGTCATCAATCGCTTACCGTTTTTGCGCATGGTTTCCATCAGCAGCGCGGAAATCATCTGCGCATCGCGCTCGCTTAACGCCGTCTTGCCCGCATCAGCGCGGCGTTTGCGCGGAGCTTTTATCCGCACACGGTCAAGCTCCTTATAAAGCGTTGCCGCGCTCATATTCAGCTTGGCAGCCTGCGCCCGAATAAACTCGGTTTTGCCGCCGCGCGGCAGGGGGTCCCGCCGCGCGGCCATGGCGG